CCGCTGATTCAGCTTGTCGCCCCGCTGGTCACGGTGATCGCCCAGTTCTTCGCGATCTCCCGCGCCACCTCGACCGTTATCGGCTGGATGGGCCGCCTGTGGGCCTCGGTCAGCACGACAGCCACCCAGGTAGGTGCGGCCCTGACTCGTGTCGGCACGTTCTTCTCCACCCTGTTTACGCGCGTGACCAGCATCCTCACCTCCCTCTCCAGTCGGCTCCCGGCTGTGTTCACGTCGATGATGTCCCGCGCGTCGGCGGTCGTCTCCGGCGCGATCTCCCGCGTGGTGGGCTTGTTCAGCGGCATGGCGGGTCGCGTCGGTCGCGCCCTGTCCGGCCTGGGAGGCCGGATCGCCGGCGCCATTCGGTCCGCTGCGAGCCGGGCCCGCGGCGCCGCTTCCGCCCTCATCTCCGGGCTGGTGGCCCTGTTCCAGGGGCTGCCGGGGAGACTGCTGGCGGCTATCGGGGACATCGGCGGCAGGATCGCCTCCCGGATCCGCAGCAGCCTGCCATCCGCGATCCGGGATGTCATCCCCGGCCTGGCCAACGGCGGCATTGTCACCGGCCCCATCACCGCCCTCATTGGCGAGGCAGGCCCCGAGGTCGTCATCCCTCTCACGAGGCCGCAGCGGGCCCGCCAACTCGCGGAGCAGTCCGGGCTGCTCGACATCCTCGCCGGTGCCGGCACGAAATCGGGCCGTGGCGGGGCCGCACCGGCAGCCTCGACGGTGACTCAGTACGTGACGATCAACGAGGTCGGCGACGCGGAGACGACAGCAAAGCGCGTCATGCACCGCATGGCCCTGGCATACGCGATGGGCTGACCCACATCGGCCGTAAGCTGAGAACGCTGCTGGTTGTGGGCCGAGCGAACTCCGCGATGGGGGTCCGCGCGTGCTCACCGACTACCTCTCGGTCGGCGGTATCGAGGTCATCAACACCGCCCGGTTGCGGGCCTATCTCGCGACGGTCGGCTCACCGCTCACCTCGGGCGCCGACGACATCTGCGGCTGCGAGACGCTCACGAACGACACGTTCGACCACGCCCCCTACACCACCCCCGACGACCCCGACAGCCCAGCACCCTGGTACGACCCCGATGTCCCCGAGTCGGCCCAGTTCGCCGGGTTCCTGCCGCTCGCCTTCGACGGCATCGACGACTACCCGGTACGCCGCACGGTGACGAATGCGGTCGTGGGCGGCGGCGCGCTCGGCCCCGCACGCGTCCAGCCCCGCACCATCACCGTGACGGGCATCCTCCTTGGTGCGACGTGCTGCGCCGTCGAGTACGGGCTGCACTGGCTCGGTGAGGCCCTTCAGGGCTGCACCGGCAGCGCGTGCGGCGGCGACTGCGTCCAGATGTTCAACTGCTGCCCCGGCGAGATGCAGGAGCCGGAGGAGTTCCTCGCCCGGCACCGGCGCACATTCCGGCGTGTCGCGCTCGTCCAGGGCCCCACCCCCACCGCACGCAACGGCGACGGCTCGTGCGCGGCTGGCCAATGCAGCAGCGGCGCGGACATCCTCACCGTCGAGTTCGTACTCACCGCGGCGACGCCGTGGGCGTGGACGGACGAGATGCCGCTCCTGTCCGTCAACGCGCCCACCGACGACGACACCGAATGTATCCAGTGGTGCATCCACAGCTCGGACTTGCCCGACTGGGCCCCGCAGTGCCTCCCGGGCGGTTGCCGCCTGCGGGGCTGCCCAGATGCTGGCGCCGCCTGCGCCGATCCGACATGCACACCACCCTCACCACCACAGCCGTCCTCACCGGCCTCCTGCTTCTGTGAGGCCCTCGCCACGAACCGCGAGTGCTACGACCTTGACCTGACCAGCCGCCCGGCCTGGTCCTCCGACGTCCCTGTGATCACCATCTACGCGGGCAGTGAGGATCTCCGGCGGCTCACCATCAGCTTCTACGAACGCTCGGACGCCGACGCTGGTCTCACCTGCGAGGAACTCGCCGACAAGAAGCGCTGCGACCCACTCGCCGTCTTCGAGGTCGGGTTCGTCCCGGCCGGCGGCACGCTCACTCTCGACGGGCAGATCGGCCGCGCGACGGTCGAGTGCGGCGGCACCTGCGAAACGTCAACGAGCGTATGGGGCCGCGACGGGGCACCCCCGACCTGGCCTGCCATCGACTGCGGCACGTTGTGCGTCTGCCTTGAGACAGACGAGATCGTGTCGCCTGCGGAGGACGCCACGGTCACGATCGCGGTCACCGGCCGAGGCTACTGACCGGCCGTACTCTGCTGGTAGCCGCTGGTTTTGGGCCGGGCCTCCTTCTGCTGTGGGGGTTTCGTGGCGTCAGCTGGCTGCGGCACGCATACCGCGATGATCGTCGATCGCGACGGGGCGATCGTCACGCACGCCGACGTGCTCATCTCCGTCGAATGGACCCGAATCCTCGACGACGTGTCGACAGCTCACGTCGTCATCAACCCAGACGGCGACTGCTGCGCACAGCTGGGGCGTGTCCGTACTTGGCGGCACAAGCTGGTGATCGCCCGCGACGGCGTGACCGTGTGGGAGGGGCCGATCATCCAAGCGGAATGGTCCTACGGCAAGGTCGAGTTGTGGGCGTCCGACATCCTCGTCTGGCTCGACCGCCGCGTACCGCACGACTCGATCACCTTCACCGGCGAGGATCTGACGACGATCGCCGCCTGGCTCATCGAGGACGGCTTCGCGCCCGATGATCCAGGACACGACGTGCAGATCCTCGGCCCGGCCGGTGTCGAGGGCGGACGCGAGTACACGCGCGACACCGGACAGACCGGCGACCACCTGCGCGACCTCGCGGACACCGGCCTCGACTACACGGCCGTCGGCTCGACGATCGTGCTCATGCCGGAGACCTGGTCGGCTAGCGTCGGCGTCCTGACCGACGCGGACTTCCCCGAGGGCCTCATCGTGGCCGAGGACGGCTCACAGCTCGCCACACGAGTAATCGTCCACGGCGACGAGAACAGCGGCGTGAAGGGCATCTCAGGCGGCACCGACCCCTACTACGGGCTCCTGGAACGCAGCATCGAGGAGACGTCCGTCAAGACAGACCACTCGGCTCTCGCCGCGGCGCGTAGCCGGCGTGCAGCCGCTTATCCGGCGCCTGTCTTCCTCTCCTCCGATGAGGTGACGCTCTCCCCGGAGGCGGCCGTCGATGTCGCCAAGCTGGTGCCCGGCTGGTGTGTTGACGTCGCGACGCAGGCGACGTGCCGGCCGCTGACACAACGCTTGAAGATCGTCGGGGTGAAGGTGCAGGAGAGCGGCGATGGCGAAAGCGTGCAGGTCACGCTCGCGCCGACGAGTAGCGAGCTGGAGGACTGATGGCCTCGAGGGGAGCAGCGAACCGGCGGCTGCCCGGTAACCCGATGGGCGGTGTCCTGCGGGACCTCGGCCGGCAGTCGCGCACGACGTCGCGGAAGCCGGGCCGGGTAGGCGCCCAGGGCGAGCAGGGGCCGCCCGGCATACCTGGCCCGCCTGGGGAGCCCGGCCAGCAGGGGCCGCCTGGTGCGCCGCCTGCCGCGGCGATCGTCACCACGGGCGCCGACGGCCGCGCGACCTGGGCGTTCCTGCGGCCATTCACCGCCCCTCCCGTGATCAGCGCGCTCGCCGTCGATACGACACCGGGCGACGACCGCACGGTGACGGTGGCGCTGGAGCAGGTCACAGCGACGCACGCGGTCGTGCGCGTGTGGCAAACCCAGGCCATCATCGGCCTCGGTCTCCTGCCGCTGACGCCCGCCGGGTCGGGGATCCAGGTACACATGACGGCGAGCGGCCAGCCTGCGGGCTAATCTCTCCACGTAGCCGCTGGTTCTGGGCCGGGCCTCCTTCCTACTCGCGAGGTGAGTACGGTGAGCCGCGCCTGTGTATGCGACGACTACTTCGAGGTCGACCCGGACAACGGCGAACTGTGCCTGAAGAAGGGCACGATGGGCCTGCGTGACGTCCTCTACTACAAGGAACCCGGCAGCTACCAGTTCCGCAAGGCGTCCTACCCGTGGCTCGCTAGGGTCCGCGTCCGGGTACAGGGCGGCGGCGGAGGCTCAGCCGGCGCGAACGCAGGCACAGACGAAGCGATCGTGCGGCCGGGCGGCACAGGCGGCGGATACGGCGAATCACTCATCGAAGCCTCCGCGCTCGGCACCACCGAGACGGTCATCGTCGGTGGGGGCGGCACGGCCGGCGGCTCGGGCTCGGACGGCGGCGACGGCGGCACCAGCCAGTTCGGCGGATTCGTATCCGCACCGGGCGGCTTCGGCGGCACCTCCAACATGCCCTCAGGCACGACAGCATCCACCGCGCAGGGCATCGCCGGGCCGCTCGCAGGCACCGGCGGCGACATCCGCATGGGCGGCGGCGCATCCGGCTCCGCAATCCGCCTGAACGGCAGCGACGCCATGTCCGGACACGGCGGCAGCAGCTTCATGGGCACCGGCGGCATGGGCCGCACCACAGAAGGCAACGGCCTCGGACCCCGCGGCTACGGCGGCGGTGCCGGCGGCGGCCTGTCATTCGGCGGCGACGTCGACGGCGGCGAAGGCGGCGTAGGGATCGTCGTCGTGGAACTGTACGGCTGAGTAGGAGCAACTGGGCGCACGCTGGCACGTCTTAGACTGACGGGTAGCCGCTGGTTCTGGGCCGGGCCAAGAACCGACACCTCAAGAGGTGCGACTTGGCCAGGTGCCAATGCGGCGGGACAGGCTGCAACTGCGTCATCGTCGCGGGCGACAACACGCAGGTGACCGGGGCGGGCAGCACCCCGAACCCGTATGTGATCTCCGCAGTGGTCGACTGCGACGACGTCCGCCCGTGCATCTCCGCCGGACCAGGCGTGGCGTATGACCCGGCAACGGGCATCGTCGGCGCCGATCTCTCAACGGACCCCGGGAACAACATCATCGTGGGGGGCGACGGCGGCCTGTTCGTACCGACCGGGGCGGCCACCGTCACGGCCGGCTGCGGCCTGACGGGCAACGGCGCGGCGGCCTCGCCGATCCGGGCGAACACCGGCTCATGGCCGTACACGTGCGACCCCGACACAACAGCGTCCGGCGTGTACTGCGACAGCGCCGGACAGTTGCGCGGCGAGCCCGTGCCGATGGGCCGCTTCCAGCAGAACAGCATGAACAACACGCTCGCGACGCCGCCGCTCGTGCCGACGACCGCCGACACGCAGGTCGCGACGCTGACCCTGCAGATCATCAACCCCGATCCGTGCCGTGACGCGATGTGCATGCTCTACCAAGAGGTCGACATCGATCTGAACCTGCCGCCGGGCTCGGGTGGCGCCTACGGCATCGACGACGACGACATGATCTATTTCGGTAACGGCGGCACCAGCACCGTCACCGCCCAGCACGCGCAGGCCAACAAAGTCACGAACTTGACGCTCGCGCCGGGCGAGACCCGCATGCACACGATGCCGGTCACGATGGGCCGCGGCTCGGGCAGCGCCCGCTACTCCCGTATCCAGGCCACGCTCCGCGCCTGGGTGTTCTCCCTCCCCGACGCCTGACAGGGGCCCTGCCGTGGACGAGAAAACCTTCTACTACCTGTACCCGGACGGCTCGATCACCTCGCGGACCGTCGTCGGCGTCGAGGAGATCAGCCACCCCGAGGGGGTGGTGCTGCTGACGCGCGAGGAGTACGAGGAGCGGCTCGCCGAAATCGAGCAGCA